CGATCACTCGGAAGTCACCTTTAGATGTTTTAGGTAGGAATCCCTCGAACCAGACAATGCAACCGGTTAGATCAAATGGCTGACCGTCCTCATTGACAACGTTGACGAAGACTTGGCGCATACCGCGCTCAAACTGACGTGCCTGAACCCAGTTGTGGTTGTCATCGCTGAAGTCTACCTTGAAGTCCTGGATGTTGTCAACGTGGGGTCGCCGATCACTGCCGATGACATATGTTAGTGTTTGTGACATTAGATCAATCCTTTCTCTTGTAATATTTGTTCAACCACCGCTTTGGTAGTTTCAATATCTGTTCCCCTAGCGATATGTGAGGCTCGGTCGTGCCAGCTATCTCTGATCTGGTACATCTCATCTCGTAGTTCCTCCACATCGTCGTGGGTGGCTTTCTCGGCATCAAGCTTGTCTAGGCGGTCGTTGGTTTCCTTTTGGTACTTAGTAAAGGTGCCATCATCTTTGGCATCTTCACTTTGAATTGTTTGAAAGTTTTTACTGATTGTCTCACGTGTACTTCGGTCTGAGGCATTCAGCTGTGTGTCTAGTTCCATTTACTCACCAGCTTTCTTAGAATTGAGTTTTCCATCATCATCAACCGTAATCTCATATACAGTCCCACCAGGCGAGCGCAATTTAATTGTATCATGAACTAGATCGCCCACCTGATTGAGTGTCTCCTTGTCGTGACCATCGATATATGCATGAACTTGTTGATAATTCTGCTGTGATTCGTTAGCAACTTTCTTCAATCCTTTTGCTAAATAATCAATCCAATCCCAGACATCCATCATCAGTCACCCCGCATATTCCTTGAGCCAAGTAAAAAGCTTCTTGTCACCGCCAATTTGGTTGGCTTGGCTAGAAGCTTCAATACTTTTTTGTGCGTCTTGTCGAACAGAATTAATAGCATCAGTCAACGCAACTTGGCGTGAGTGCTGATAATCTAAGATATTTTGCGAATTGCTATTAAGCGTGACGGAAGTTGGATTGGTAGCACTATATGGATACCAGTTAAAGCCAACCACTGCTTCATTAGTACAGATTGATTGTTCTTTAACCATGATATGGATCATGTCACCAGCAATCGGCTTAAAGTTCGAATAAGTCGTAACTTCTAATGATAATGCTGGGTCTGGTTGAATTTTCGTCTTAGCATAATCAGACATCGCATTTTTATCACTAAACCGACCATCTTCAATCGGTTCAGCCGGATATTCGCCATACTTCTTAATTGATTCTTCATCACGATACATAAAGGGAGCAAAATAGTAATACTCGCTAGATGTCGATGAAGAACTTTCCGAAGTCGTATCGTCACCACTATCGCTATCACCAGCGACAATTGAAGCCATTTGATCATTACGTTCCCACCAGGTTGGCGGATAAGAATCAATCGATTGAGTCTTACAAGATTGTCCCGGAGCTGGTTCATAAATCATCGTGCTGTTATTTAGAGCCATACAAATATGATATGAACCGCCAGGCGAACCATAAAATCCCATGTCACCAGTTTGCACTTGCGACCGATCAATTTGTTTACCATATGGTTCCATTGCTACCGTGTAAGCAGGGATATTGATCCCCATGTCCTTGTAGACCTGACTGACAAAGGAAGAGCAGTCCATACCGCTATGCGGATCACCACCACGAGCACCACCGGCACCGCCCCACACGTACGGCACTCCGAGGTACTGCTTGGCATCGTTGACGACCCTATCCGCGCCAGCGCCACCAGAACCGTGACTATCATCCCCGCTAGTTGAAGTATCCACCTGAATTTCAACTGAATACTTCCCACCGATACACATAACTTCATTAGTCAGACTAGTCGAATCAAACGTCCACTTAAATTCAGTGGTATTGTACTCATAGTCAAGGCGATTGTCATAATCTTTGTAGAACTGATCTTGTGCATACACCCGAATGTTTTTATTGTCCGGATAGATGACAGCATTAGGCCAATGATCGGTAATCTTGCTTAGCATGTCAGTACCACTACCATCAGCAAGTTCTTCAATTTGAGCAGTGGGAAAATCACCAATTACCTGGTAAGTAAATCCAAGGTTATTACCATCAATCCAATACTTTAAGACGTCTTCAATACGATAAGTAACTTGGTTTTCATCTTCGGAATCCGACTTAGTTTCATCTGTTTTAGTAACAGTAGTTTTGGTTGTCGTGTTCCCTTCGGTTGTGGTGGTTTCCGTCTTCTGAGCATTTGGATCAGTATCATCGCTATCATCTCCGGAATCACTTCCGGAGTCATTGTCCGTTTGCGTACTTCCGTAGACTTTAACATCGGTTTGTTTATCCGCATCGGCTGGATCAATATAGGTCTTATACTTTCGTAACCGAGCAATTTCAAAGTAAACATGGGTGGCGACAATATCAATCGAGTCTACCCCACCATTAGCATCCGGTTCCGCCTGCTTAATAATGTATTCTTGACCATCGAAAAAGATTGATGCTTGACTATCCAACATTGAATAGGCAAACGAGTGGTCATTATGAGCCGTAAATTGCAGGCTCCAGGTCGAATTGGCTTCCCAATCAATATAAAACGAATCTGGATCAATACAGTTAAGGGGCTCGGTTTCGGTGCGTCCAACGCCTCTAACTTTGACCTTTTCATTAATTCCAGGTCTCATAGATAAATAAACGGAAAGCTGAATGTGATGTCTACACTGTCTGCACCGGTAACAGTGATATCGTTCCAACCTGCATCCAGAATAATGTTTCCATAGTCCGTATTTGCACTAGCGGGGTTTCCATTTAAGGTAGTGTTGATTCCATCCAAAACAATATTTTCTTCACCGTTAGAAGCTTTCGTATATGACCACTCACTTCCATTTGTGTTGTTAGTGATCTTCATGGAATTACCCTTAAACTTAGAAATTATTTTCAAGTCGTGTTTCTGTCCGAATGGATCTACTTGAATGTCACTAGCGTTATAGACCCTAAAATTATTTGTGGTGAAATGATAGTTATATTGATCTTCGTTTTCATGAAGATTCATACCAAACTGCACACCATCTAAATCATTGCTATAAGTCCCATCACTTCGATAGAGAGAATAACGATAGCCCGATGGATTATCAAAGTTCATTGTAATTAACGCATCATGAGCATAGTCTTGGCTTGGCTTTATTTCAGGCAAATTTGGGTAAACAAAACGGACGATGGAAGACTCCACGTCCGTTCGCATTCTTATTAATTTACGTTGACCGAAGATTCGATAAAATTGATGTTTAGCAAGTTTGAAGTCTTGCCAATCAGAAAATCTTAAAAAGAAATTTGCAACAATCTGATATCGAGAAAAGGTTGAGTATTGCAAAATACTACCATCTATACCAGGAACATCAAGATAAGAGTTATTAATTGTTGGGGTTGAATTATCGCCTAAATATTTTAACCCCTGTACCTTATCTGCAATATTAAATTCTGGCTGATCGCCAATTTTTAATAACAGTTGTGGATTTTGTAAGCTTTGCAAATAATTCGCCTCCTCAATAGCTCATATAGTCGCTTACTCGCTGATCATTACCGTATTGTTGGTAGAATCGTTGGCGAACATGACGTGATCGAATATCATCATTACCGCCATTAGCTAAAATAGCATCGATTTGTTGCTTATTTAGTCCAACAATCTGCGCTAAGAAAGTAACAGCTTGTTTAAGATAAGCGGTAGTTTCATCATTAGATTGGCTTTGCGCTCTCCGACTACGTAGACCACCAGTTCCACCACCATCTTGTTCCATCTTATCAAGAGTATGATCAATCAAAGATAAAGCACGCGGACGTTTATTAACATCTAGCGGAATGATGGCTTCTGGAAGTCCTTCTTCGGCAACTTCATATAGTCCATGTTTAGTGGCAAAACCACCAGTTGCCCATCCATGACCCATACCGACGTTGCCCCAGCCACCTTCACCACCACGATTAAGCGTGGCGATGGCAGCCATAATCTGGTCAAATCCAGACCAGATGTTATCATGCCCGGCAACATGATCGTTATCAAAAGTACGCCGCTTAAATTGCAACAAGCCAAGAGCTGGCCCGGAACCATCACCATCTGGATCGGCACCAGGCTGTTTAGCATGTTCGTTACCGCCAGATTCAGTTTGAATTTGACGAAGAAGTTTACCAATTTGAACTTCGCTCAGTTTAACCCCCAGTTTGGCAGCGGCAGACAAAATAACGGGACGCCAGTTACCATTTACGGGTTCCTTCTGTTCACCTATCAAGTCCTTCAATTTGTTCGCTATTCCCCGAGAAAAGGCTACCGCACTAGCTTCACCAAAATCAGCAACAACTGGCACTTTTGAATTCCAGTTAGTTAATTTAAGAATTAACTCTTTAGAAGCTTCTTCAGGATGCTTTTCAAATTGTTCAGACAGTTTATCCATTTCTTCGTCAGAAAAAGTACCATTAGCATACTTATGAACACCAATCAAGTTCATAAACTTGTAGGTATTCTCACCGCTCAATACTTGTGTACCGCGTGGAGCGTTTGGAATGAGGGTGTTTCGATGTTGGGGAAGTAACGCTTGACCATTAGGGAATAGTACAAGTTCTTTCCAATGAGGACGAACTGAGTCATTAACAAGCATATGGCCACCCGGATGTCCGCCGTTAGTACCGTTAGCATAAGAAATAGTAGATAATTTCTTGTCACCACCAAAGTTGCTGATAGTTGAGTTGATACCACTAATTCCTTTATTCAAGCGACTAATAATATCTTTCATTGATGATTGAGCATATCCAGGGAGTTTATTAAATCCTTTACGGAAATTACTTACAACATCATCAATCCAACTATCCCAACCTTTAAGAAATGAACTACTAAACTTAGAACGAGTACTTTGAATATCATCAAGATACCTATCCACAGAACGACTAGCAGACCCTAAATTCCGACTTACTGGACGATCTAATCCAGACCAGGTACTTCTCCAATCACGGTCAAATTCACGTCTGAAAGAACGTAATGCACGATCCATTGAACGAGTTTGACGATTAAATTCATTAACAAAGCCAGACTTCTTACCGCTCATCGCCTTGTTAGCAATATTTGCTTGCTGAGCAATGAGTCGGCCAAATGGATTTTTGCGAATGGTTCGATAGAGATTGCGAATATCAGAATTTAGCGCAGTAAAACCTGTCTTCTTTCCATTTAACCCTCTTACGGATTTTTGCAATGTATTAAATGAACCTGCTAAAGATTTAAGCGGTTTTGCTAATGAACGCCAATATTTCGCTGAGTTTTTAACACTCTTATCCATTCTAATTAAATAAGTAGTAACTTTTGATTTTTTTAGATCTCCAGCTAACTTCTTAATGTAAGCACCTATTTTTTGTTTCTTAAGAGCATTATTTAGATCTGTAAATCCTTTCTTGGTAGCTTCAAGTCCATTCTTTCCAACTAATGTTTTAGTTGCATTTTGTAGCGTCTTAAAAGATTTTGATAATGACTTAACAGGTGAAGCAAATTCTTTCCACTTTTTTGTAGAATCTTTTATTTCACTACTAATCTTTTTAAGGGGTTTCTCCAAAGAATTATTCTTTAAGCTCTTACCCAGACTATCAATGTTTTTTATAAGGCTTTTACCGTACTTTTTAAC